AGCGAGCTATCCCACGCCCACACAAGTTAAAGCGGTTCCCTAGGGGGCGGGGTTAAGCACGGGAAAAAATCTCAAGTGGACACGGGAAAATCGCAAGGGAAAAAGACCGCGATTGTGAATATTTTGATAAAAAAGCGTAAATCTTTACGCTAATTGTTGACACAAAATTTTTTATGGGTGTATAATGCGAAGCATCTCAGGGATTTTCCTGGGTGTTAATAAAAAATATAGAGGAAATACTTATGAAAAATGTTAATAATCAAGTAGTTAAGAAGGCAGAGTCATTCACAGCAATGGTTAAGAATAGCGATAAGGTGGTTGGTCAATGGTTCACCACTGAATTGGCATTAGAGAAGTCTGCCAAAACTTTAGGGGATATCATCACTGACAATATCACCACGGCACAAGGTAGAATTAAATTGTCAAGGATTGGTCTTATCAAGTTAATACACCAGAGTGAGAAGTCTGCGAAGTCTTTTAAGACTAGAGTGAGTCAGATTGGTAAGGAATTGGGTGTCAAGCACACAATGAAAGTAAGCGTCAAGAATCAAGAGGTTAAATTCTCATTACCTTCAACCAGTGGTAAGGGTGGCAATAACCAGAAAGACGGCGATACTACTAAGAAACAACCCCATGCCATGAGCGTAGATGCTAAGAAGGTTATATCAAGCATTGAGAAGGCGTTCGCTAGTCTATCGATAGCAGACCAGTCAGACCTATTGAAGAGACTCACCGCAGACCACCAATCAAAGGTAGTCCTAGCAGGTAAGACCAGAGAGAAGACTATCAAGAAGGTAGCGAACCAGAAATAACTCACTAACCAGAGTTAGCAACTAACCCCCTTAATTGGGGGTTTTTTGTGTCTAAAATTTAGCGATTTAAGGCGTTATTATTATATATACCCTTAACCTACCCCTTACCTCTACAATAATCTCTTGAATACGGGGATATTTGAGCGTCTCATAGCATGGTTTGACTTCTACCTATAACCTGATATACTATTCCTATGTCTGAAATAACTCAGGCATTGAAAAGAAAAAGCGTAAACATTTACGCAAAATTAATGGAGTTAATATGTTAAAAATATCTAAAATGACTGGGAAGTTAAAAGGTATTGATGCTATCAACACAAATACATTGAGCAATAGTTTTTGTAGCAAAATGCAAAAGACGGAAGCTATTTGTAAAGAGTGTTATAGTGCGTCAATGCTTAAAGGCGTAAGAAAAAATTGTGTTGAACCATGGCAAAAGAATTCAGATAAATTATCGAAGGCAATACCCGTAGAAAATTTACCTGTAATTAATGCACACTCTTTCAGATTTCATGGTCATGGTGAGCTAATCAACTACCAACACCTAGAAAACTTTATGAATATTGCTAGGAAAAATCCGTTCACTACCTTTGCGATATGGACAAAGCGTATCGGGTTTATCCGTAAGTGGAAAAAGACACATAAGACACTAGAAAATGTAGTCTTTATCTACTCAAACCCTAGCACTGAAAAGAAAATGACACGACCACCAGCAGGATTTGACAAAGTATTCAATGCACTGTATGATGACACTGTCAATAGCAATGAGACACTTTGCACGGGTGTATCTTGTATTGATTGTATGGCGTGTTATAGACATAACGAACACACTGTAATAGTAGAAAAAGTAAAGTAAAAAGCGTAAACATTTACGCAATTTAGGAGAAATAAAAATGTTAGATGTATTGACTGCTAGATGTAGCAATGTAAATGGACAGACTATCTGTCTGCATGTCGATGATATGTTAGACCTAATGATGGCGTGTCTTTTGGCAGGTGATAGAACTACAGCGTGGCATTGTGCCAGTGGTTGTTTACCTTTGGATAAAAACAATGACAAAATAGTCGGAACTATGGAGGATTTATTATGACTGAAAATTGGTATACTGTATGGGTAGGTGGAACAGAAGTTAATGCACACTATGTGCACTATGATGAGGCTAGTTTCATTGCCAAGAAATATATTGATAATGGACATGATGATGTATCAATTCAATTAGTAATTAGGAGAACTGAAGATGAATGATTTTGATGAACTAAAAGACCAATGGCGTGAGGAAATGTCAGGTCGTAGGGCAAATGGACTAGACACTATGTCCTTTGATGATTGGGTTATGGTTAATGAAGCAAGAGCAATGCTTTGGGACGAACTTGACAATGAACTATAACTGTATATAATATCACTTAAGTATTCACCTAAGGTGTTTACTTAATGTGATAATAATAATGATTAAACCTAAGGAGAACTTAAGATGGGTGTAGGTATAAGTTTTAAAGATGGCACTGAATATAATGCATTCGCTTTGCAGAATACAATGTATTGGTTTGTATGTGAAGTTAATGGTGGATACCGAATGTCTAAGAGAAATCTATATAAGGATTTAAAGTTAATATTTCCTGAGATGCCTAAGAATAATAAGATAAAAGCAATACAATGGATGATAGATGTAGGTATACTTGACTATACAGAGGAGGATAGTATAAACTTCCCAACTGTAGGTAAATGTATGGAATATATAGGAGAATATAATGAAAGAAAAGAAACTAACTGAGTATATGCTATATAAAGTAGCGACAGATGTGTATAGAAACTGGGACGAAGATACAATCATAGATGAATTGATATGGTTGTATGATAACCTAGCGAAGCACGACAAGGAATTGTATGAGATTCTTATTGAGAACGCTGAAAATTTATAGGAGAATATTATGATTTACATTAACAGAGATTTAGCAGATGAAGAGGACATTGAAGAAGTCAACGCAAATATTGACGCAATCTTAGAAATTCTACACATGAAAGGTATCATTGACGGAGACATTGACCATTGGAATGTGATTGAGTTCAGGAATAATCTTAGAGAGGAGATGAATAAAGATGAGTGAAGTAAAAGAGTATCACAGTAAAGACTGTAAATTCTGTGGCATACAGGTAGATGAGGACTCAGGTTATTATGACTATGATGTCGAAGCAATGGTGCATACAAGTTGTATCGATATGCACTATGGCATGAAGATGTTTGATGACTTGACAGATGATGATGTATCTGATATATTTAACCGCCTTAGAACTATGCGTAAGAAAGTATGAATATATTCTGTCTACACCCAGACCCTGAGGTGTCTGCACAAATGATGAACGACAAACATATTGTGAAGATGCCTCTTGAGTCTGTCCAAATGCTATGCACTGTGCATCACATATATGGTTCGCCATACTGTGATACTCTGTATCGCCCGACACATACCAAACATCCATCAACTGTATGGACTGCACTATCGCAGGAGAATTATCGTTGGTTGTGGCGACATGCAAAAGCATTGAATGATGAATACAAGTATAGGTTCGATAGTGATGTCGACCACCTGTCTTGGTATAAGCACGGCAAAGTATTAGAGAACCCACCTGAGGGTATGCCTGAGACTGCTGACTTCGGTCTGCCTACACCTGCTATGCCTGACTACTGTAAACAATATAATGATACAGGTTTAGTTGACAGCGTAGAAAGTTACAGGTATTATTACATCAATGAGAAACAACACCTAGCCAAGTGGACTAAGCGTGATGTTCCTGATTGGTATGAATTAATAGCGTAAACATTTACGCTTTTTATAGGAGAAAGATAGTGATAGCATATAAGCTAGTAAGAAAATTAAAAGACGGTAGTCTATCCCCTCTGTTCATCAACAAGAAGATGAGGATTAGTCTAGACAAATGGTATGATGCTGAGTGTCATCCAACTAAAGGGTTCGCTGTCCGTGAAGGGTGGCATTGCACAAGTAAACCTGAAGCACCACACTTAAGTGAGAAGAATAGAGTATGGGTCAGAGTTCATATCCTCGATTGGACTGAACACAAAAGACCTGATAGTCAAGGTGGTCTATGGTATACTGCTAACAAAATTAAATTCTTGGAGGAATTGTAATGCAAGATAAAGAAGATAATAAGTTTGATGATTGGGATATCCTTACTGATATGGATTTAGCAGAGATGTGGTTTGATAGTAGAGGTATCTACAATACACGCACTATGATAGATGATGAGTGGGTTGTTATGATTACAGTAGATATGGCAGGAGAAGAACACGATATACTATTACATAAAGGTGAGTTAGAAAGTAGGGCAGACGAATGGCGGTATGAAAATGAGTGATAGTATGAAAGATTTAGATTTAGTCCGAGTATGGTTTAAGGATACTGAATGGACTATCGAAGAGTTATTGTGGAAGATAGATGTCTTGGAAGAAGAGTCAGATATGTATAAGCAAGAAGCAGATAAACTATATGAGTATCTCAATGTAGAAGTTGGGATATCTCATGAGGATTTAATGAAGATAACATCAGGTAATTTTAAAAGGAGAGTGCACTAATGGGTAAGTTAAAACAAATGACATTGGATTATCCAGTGAGTCCGTATCATGAGACATACGGAGATATCATATTAGATTTAGAATTAGATATTGAGAGACTTGAGGAAGATATCAAGGCAGATAAAGCTGACCTAAAAAGATTATATGAACAGAAGCAGAGGTTGATAGATGAGATGCATAGCGTGTAATGAAATGCTTACTGATGATGAAGCAACTTCTATCTATAGAGACAGTGGAAAGCATGTGAACTTATGTTCATATTGCAGAGCAATGTCGAAGGAAGATGTGTTAGACATGGTCGAAGATGAAACTAATTTCTTAGATGGTGTTGACACTGACTTTGATAACTGGTAAAATACGCATTTAATATATGAGGTTAGTTGTCACCTCTTTTAACGACAACACATTCGTAATAGGAAATAATATGATTACAAAAGGCGAAGCAAAATATGTTTACTTAGATTCTACTGAGAAATTCGGTGGGGAAGACACAGGCAAATACACTTTGACTGTCGCTCTATCTGATGCTGAGGCAAAGAAGTTAGAGGACGCAGGTGTCAAGGTAAGAACTATCAAAGACTCAGAGTCTGGTAAAGATATTAGAGTGCGTAAGTTTTCTACGCAGTATAAACTAGATAGCAACATGATTCAGACACAGTCAGGTGAGGCTATTGGCACTGACTTTGGTGCTGGTTCTGATGTTGAAATCTTATGGAAGGCAGGTAAGGAGCACCCTACTCATGGTGTAGCAACTTACTTAACTGCTATCAAAGTAGCTGACAATCATACACCAGGTTTCAAGGGTGCCAATGAAGAGTTAGCTGAGTTCCTAAATGCGTAAACATTTACGCTAATTATGTCAGAGTTTGTTAAACATGAACCATGCCCTGCGTGTGGTTCTAAAGACAACATGGCAAGATGGTCTGATGGTCACACCTTTTGTTTTGGGTGTGGCTATCGCCAATCTGCTAATGATGATGAAGGATATATAATGGAACAACAATCAACAGTTCAAGTTAAAGGATTCAATAGTGCTATTCCTGAGAGAAACATCTCTAAGAACATTGCTACTAAGTATGGTGTTCGTGTCACACATGGTGAAGATGGGAAGATTAACAAGCATTACTATCCTTATAATGATGCCAAGTCTGGTGACCTATTAGGTTTCAAAGAACGAGATGTAAAGACAAAAGGTTTCGTTCTCAACGGAACTAACAGAGGTGCAGGTCTGTTCGGTCAACAAGCATTTGCTAGTGGTGGTAAGTATCTTACTATTACTGAGGGAGAGTTAGATGCTCTGTCTGTATCAGAGATGTTTGAAGGCAAGTGGGCAGTAGTATCCCTGAAGAATGGGGCAAGTGGGGCATCAAGAGATATCAAAGATAACTTAGATTTCATTGAGTCATTCGACAATGTAGTTCTGTGTTTCGATAATGATGATGCAGGTAAGGAAGCAATTAAAGATGTTAGAGATATTATTTCTCCTAACAAATTAAAGATAGTTAACCTACCTATGAAAGATGCTAGTGATATGCTGATGGCAGGTCGTATCAAAGACTTCACTGATGCATGGTGGAATGCTAAAGGTTATACACCAGCTGGTATCATTCGTGGTTCAGATACTTGGGAACACCTACAGAAAGATACTGATATTAAAACTATCATGTATCCTTGGCAGGCATTGAATGAATTGACTTATGGTTTCAGACAGAAAGAGTTAGTCACTATCACCTCAGGTTCAGGGATGGGTAAGTCCTCAGTCGTTAAAGAACTAGAGCATCATATCTTAAATACTACTGATGATAGTGTAGCAATCATACATCTTGAAGAGTCAGTCGATAGGTCAGTCAAAGGTCTGATGTCTATCGAAAAGAATCTACCCATACATATACCTAAGTATGAGGAGATGCTGAGTAAAGAAGAGAAGTATGAACTATGGAAGACAGCAGTCGCAGATAAGAATGTATATTTCTATGACCACTTCGGTAGTATGTCAGAGGATAGTCTTATCAATGTAGTCAGGACATATGCTAAGTCTTTCGATTGTAAGTGGATAGTATTAGACCATCTATCTATTGTAGTATCAGACCAAGAGGGTATTCAGGATGAGCGTAAAGCTATTGACGCCATCATGACTAAGCTCAGGAAGATAGTGCAAGAGACAGGCGTAGGTCTATTCCTTATATCACACTTGAAGAGACCACAAGGTAAGGCACATGAAGAAGGCGGTCAGGTATCTCTATCTGAACTAAGAGGTTCATCAGCTATAGCACAGCTCAGTGATATGGTGATTGGATTAGAGCGTAACCAACAAGCAGATGAAGAAGAAGAGCGTAACACTACTACGCTAAGAGTAATCAAGAATAGATTCTGTGGATTGACTGGTAAAGCTGGACAGTTACTGTATAATAAAGAGACTGGCAGACTGAAGGAGGTATAGTGAGCACAGTTTATTTTGACATAGAGACTGATGGTCTCGATGCTACTGTCATACATTGTATATGTGCAATGAAAAATGATGAGAGCACTGTATATAATTTTATAGGAGGTGAAGCAGTTGCAAACTTTAAGGAATGGTTGGACACAGAAGAGTGTTCACTTCTTGTTGGACACAACATTATTGGTTTTGATATTCCTGTTCTGCGTAAGCTTAGTAACTACAGTTGGGATTATCCTATTCGAGACACTCTTGTCTTATCAAGATTGGTTAACCCTTCCTTGGAAGGAGGTCATTCGTTAAAGGCTTGGGGTGAAAAGATAGGTAATTACAAGGATGACTATCAAGGTGGATGGGAATCTTATAACAAAGAGATGTTGGAGTATTGTCAACAAGATGTGCGTGTAACTAAAGATGTATTCAGAAGGTTAGGCGTAGAGTTAAAAGATTTTACTGAGCAATCAGTAGAGTTAGAACATAAGGTTGCTGAGATTATTCATCAGCAAGAAGTTAATGGTATATTATTTAATGAGAGGAAAGCATATGAAGTTTTATCAATTCTTAAAGAGCGTGTATTACAAATTGTTTTGGAGGTTCGTAAAGTCTTTACGCCACTTCCTGTCTGGACGCAACTCACAGAGTTAAAGCAGACACACAAGAAAGATGGAACGCCCACTGTTGCGTATCAAAAACAGTTAGATAGAGGTGCTCATTATAAGGATGGCACTTGGGGTTGCATAGAATATCCAGAGTTTAATCTTGGAAGTAGACAGCAGATAGCTAGATACTTACAACACTTTGGATGGGAACCTCAAGAGTATACTGATAAAGGTAATCCGATAGTGAATGAGAAAGTGCTAGAGAATGTGAACATACCTGAAGTCAAACTTATAGTTGAGTACCTTACTATCACAAAGAGAGTTGCCATGGTTGAGTCTTGGATTGAAGCAGTAGAATCTGATGGTCGTATACATGGTAGAGTTAATAGTTGTGGTGCAGTCACAGGTCGTATGACACACAGCAAACCAAACCTAGCTCAGGTTCCAGCTGTCTACTCTGAATATGGTAAAGAGTGTAGAGAGTTATGGGTTGTGCCTGAAGGTAAGAAGTTAGTAGGTGTTGATGCTAGTGGATTAGAGTTGAGGATGTTAGCACACTATATGAATGATGATAAATATACAGAGGAGATATTGAATGGAGATATTCACACAGCAAATCAAATGGCTGCAGGACTTCAATCAAGAGATACAGCAAAGACTTTCATCTATGCCTACCTATATGGAGCTGGAGATTCCAAAATCGGAAGCATCGTGGGAGGAAGTGCGAAAGCAGGTGCTACACTTAAAGCAAAGTTCCTTGATAATACGCCAGCACTTAAGACACTACGAAGAAGAGTTGACTCGCAGAGCTCAAAGGGTTGGCTTCGAGGTCTCGATGGACGAAGACTCATCGTCAGGTCAGCACACGCAGGATTGAATGTGTTGTTCCAATCAGCTGGTGCAATTATTATGAAACAAGCCTTGATTTTATTAGACAAGTATGCTAAAATATACAACATCAATTACAAGTTTGTTCTCAATGTTCATGATGAGTTCCAATGTGAAGTCGATGAACATAAAGCAGAACAGTTCGGTCAACTTGCAGTCGATTGTATCAAGCGTGCAGGTACAGACTTCCAACTTAACTGTCCCCTAGATGGTGAGTATAAGGTTGGAAATAACTGGGCGGAGACACACTGATGTCAGCTAATAATAGAGGTAAGAAGTTCTCTAAGTTTGATTTAGATTTAGAGTTTGGAGAACGATGGGAAGACTTCATTGTCGATAAGTTAAAGACAGCTGAAGTTAAGACAGAGAAAGACAAGTGGAAGACCACTGGTAATATCTGTATTGAATATGAAAGTTATGGCAAACCAAGTGGCATCGAGGCAACTGAGTCTGATGTATGGATACATAACCTAACTGATAATGGTAAGTTTGTTATGGGATTTATTATTCCTACTGATAAACTTAAAGAGATTTATAAACAAGGGTTTCAAGTATCAGGTGGTGACCATAACGCAAGTAGAATACATCTGCTAAAGATTAGACAGTTAGTAGATATGATTCTTAAGGAGAGTAAATGAAGAGTATAGACACAGTGGTAGAGGATATCTACAATCTGGTTGAGACTAATGATATACCAGAAGGTGTTGATGTAGACAAAGTCTTAGATGACTTAGCTAATAACATTAAGAGTATTATCAAATCAGTTATCGTTGAACCACCTGAAGATAGACGAACAGTTCGTATGTCTAACATAGGTAAGAAGGATAGACAGTTATGGTATCTACATCAAGGAGTTAAGGGGGAACCTTTAATGCCACACACTAGAATTAAATTCTTGTATGGTCATTTCATTGAGGAGATGGTATTAGCTTTAGTTAAACTATCAGGTCACGAAGTAACTGATGAACAGAAAAAAGTAGAGGTAGCAGGTATCAGAGGTTCAATGGACTGTAAGATTGATGGCACATTGATTGATGTTAAGTCTACATCTAGCTATGGATTCAAGAAGTTTAAGGATGGTACACTAATTAATGATGACCCATTCGGTTATGTTGACCAGATAAAAGGTTATGCTGAAGCTGAGAAAGCTAAGGAGTTTGGTTGGTTAGCTATGGATAAAACTAATGGTCACCTTACTGTATTGAAATATGATATGGAAGATGAAAGTAAACCTTACTGGACTAAGCTTAACTTCTTTAGGATACTAGACAGGATTAAATACATTAAGAAGTTAATAATGCAGGATAAACCACCTGAGAGATGTTATGAACCTGAACCAGATGGTAAGTCAGGCAACATGAAGTTAGGTCTAGGTTGTAGCTATTGTCAATATAAACATGAGTGCTATCCTGAGTTGAGAACATTCCTATATGCTAATGGTCCACGCTATCTTACTAAGGTAGTTAAGAAACCAGATGTCATTGAGGTAGATAGAGATGGCAACAAAGTATCGTAGTAAATTAGAGAAGGAATGTCACACATTACTAGGGAGAGATTGGAAGTATGAACCTCATAGAATTTCTTACACAGTTCGTAGAAACTACACTCCTGATTTCGTTAGTGGAAAGTTTTATATAGAAGTCAAAGGATTCTTTAGGGCAGGAGATACACAGAAATATAGAGCTATCGCAGAACAATTAAAGTTTGAAGGTAAGCATCTTATATTTCTTATGCCTGACCCAGAGAAAAAGACAAGGAAAGGAGGTAAGACTACTTATCGACAATGGTGTGCTAAGTATGATATAAAAATATTTAGTACCAAAGAAATCAAGGAGTTAAAAAAGTGGGCAAAAAAATGTTAACACTTGACGAGTTAAAAGAGAAGATACTAGAACAGGGATATGATGAATGTCTTATCTGTGACATACTAGAGATTAGTGTAGAGGAATTACTTGAAGCATTTGACTACAAGCTAATTCTTAATAGGGAGAAGTTTGATGATGAGTATTGAATTAGTTATTATGCTAGTAACTGGTTTATGTATAGCAGGAGGATTAGGTTCTTACTACTGGTCAGAACAGAGATATGGTCAAGGTATTATAGATGGTATCAACATGTTAGATTCAGGTAGATTACAATATGAATCTTATTATGAAGATGACCAGAAGTATATTAAGATAGATATTAAGGCAGAAGATGAAGAGTAATTATTTAGGTATAACAATAGATAGAACTAGAGACAAGAAGATGTCTAAGCAGGCACGAGAACTTGTCACTAATTATTATCTACGAGGTAAAGAGAAGTCACCGCAAGAAGCATACGCCCGTGCTTGTGTTGCATATAGTGGCAAGGATATGGGTTTAGCACAGAGGTTATATGATGCAGTTAGCAGTGGTTGGTTTATGTTCAGTAGTCCTATATTGTCTAACGCTCCGTTGCAAGGAGAAGAAATTAAAGGGTTACCTATTTCTTGCTTTCTTAGTTATGTACCTGATACTCTTGAAGGTCTTATACGACATCAGTCGGAGTTGGCTTGGTTGAGTGTTAAAGGTGGTGGAGTAGGAGGACATTGGGGAGATGTAAGACCAGTGAGTGATAAAGCTCCTGGACCAATACCGTTTATTAAAGTAAGCGATTCATCTATGACTGCTTACAAACAAGGAAAAACAAGGAAGGGAAGTTATGCAGCGTATACGGACATTAGTCACCCAGACATTATTGAGTTCATCAACCTTCGAGTACCTACTGGAGGGGATAGTAATAGGAAGTGTTTTAATATTAATAATGCTGTTAATATTACTGACGCCTTTATGGATTGTGTTGCTGATGATAAGCCTTGGAGTCTTCGTGACCCTAGCAATGGTGAAGTCCGTGATACAATCAGTGCGAGAGAACTATGGCAGAGACTCCTCGAAGTAAGATTCAGAACAGGGGAACCATATTTAAATTTTATAGATAGAGCAAATGAGCATTTACCACAAGAACTTAAAGATAAAGGACTTAAAATTAGAGGAAGTAATTTATGTAATGAAATACACTTACCCACAGATGCGAATCGAACAGCGGTATGTTGCCTATCCTCCGTCAATCTTGAAGCGTTTGATGAGTGGAGAGACAAAGGATTAGTAGCTGACTTGATTAACATGTTGGATAATGTACTTACAGAGTTCATAGATAATGCACCTCAGGAGCTCTCTAGGGCATCACATTCCGCATATCAGGAGCGTAGCCTAGGGTTGGGTGCTATGGGTTTTCATTCGTACCTACAATCGAAGAATATTCCTTGGGAGAGTGCACAAGCTACTGGACAGAACATCAAGATGTTTAAGTTAATTAAGGAGCAGGCAGTTGAAGAGACTAAGAGATTGGCTAAGGTTCGTAAAGAATACCCAGATGGTAGAGGAAGTGGGAGAAGGAATAGCCATCTTCTTGCTATTGCCCCTAATGCTAATAGTAGTATTATCTGCGGTACTTCTGCTTCTATTGAGCCCATTAAGTCTAATGCTTATACTCATAGGACACGCGTTGGGTCTCATCTAGTTAAGAACAAACACCTAGCTAGAGTTCTTAATGAGCATAGATTAAGATTAGGTTTTGAGAATGAGTGGTTGGAAGAACAATGGTCTGATATCATTCATCACGAAGGTAGTGTACAACATTTAGATTATCTATCTGACTGGGAGAAGGATGTATTCAAGACTGCATTTGAACTAGACCAGATGTGGGTAGTAGAACACGCAGGAACTAGACAACCATTCATCTGTCAGGGTCAGTCAGTTAATCTGTTCTTCCCTGCTGGTAGTGAGAAGTCTTATGTTAATAAGGTACATCTATCTGCTTGGGCTAAGAAGTTAAAAGGATTATATTATCTTAGAACTAACAGTGGTGCTACTGCTGAACAGATAGGTAAGAAAGTAGAGAGAGTTAAATTAAAATCATTTAAGGAGGATGACGAATGTCTGAGCTGTCAGGGGTAATGGAACCAGCATTAACATATAAACCATTTAACTATCAATGGGCGATGGATATTGCTGAAGAACATGAGAAGATACACTGGGGTATATGGGAAGTTAAACTACAAGAAGATGTAGACCAATGGAAGAGAGGTGACATTACTGATGTAGAGAAGAATCATATTACTCAGATACTTAGATTGTTTACTCAGTCTGATGTTCAGGTAGCTCAGAACTATTGTGACTTGTATCTACCTAAGTTTCGTAATCATGAAATAAGAAATATGATTATGTCATTTGCTAACAGAGAGGGTACGCATCAGCGTGCCTATGCTCTGCTTAATGACACATTAGGTTTTGATGATAAAGAATATAGTGCTTTCTTAGACTATAAAGAAATGAAGAACAAGATTAAGTTTATGCAGGACAATGATACGAATACACTTCATGGTCTAGCTAAAGCATTAGCACAGACTTGTATCAATGAGGGTATGTCTTTGTTCTCTGCATTTGCTATGCTACTGAATTATCAAAGGTTCGGTAAGATGAAAGGTATGTGTGAGGTAGTCGAGTGGAGTATTAGAGATGAATCAATGCATGTCGAAGGGATGTCTAAGTTATTTAGACAATTTTGTAATGAACATCCTAGAGTGGTAACGGATGAATTGAAGAGAGAGATATATGAAATGGTTAAAACTGCTGTCTCATTGGAAGACAAGGTTATCAATCTGGCTTATAAAATGGGAAGTATCGAGGGTCTTGAAGAGAGTGAGGTCAAAGATTACATCAGGCATTTAGCTGATAGAAGATTGATACAGTTAGGACTTAAAGCAAACTATGGTGTTAAAGATAATCCTCTGCCTTGGGTTGAATGGATTATAGCTGGTGATAGCTTTAAGAATTTTTTTGAAGGAACAGTAACTGATTACTCAGCTGCTGGTATGAAAGGAGAATGGGGATGGTAGATGTATATATGCCAAACAACTTTGGACTAAGGGCAATTAACTTAGCCGCAGGTAAGAAGCCACTGAAGGGTGCACCTATTGGTGGTAACTCAAAGAATGTAGTTAATCCTAGGAATACATTTAATGAGGAACATATAATTAAACAAGAGAACCCAGGTAAATGGGCTTACGAAAATATGGAGTGGAAGAATGATGTTTGATAAACTTAGAGAACACGGACTAGAAATTATATTAACATTAACAATTTTATTTTTAACTTTTCACACACATGCTAGTCATGATTGGAATAAACCTAATATGTATCAGTTCCCTGCACCAGATTTAATTACTATGGATGTAGTAAAGAATGATGGAATAGATGGTGGCGGTACTTATGTATGTAAAGATGTATGGTCTTGTTATCAGTATGTTATGTCAGCTGAGAAGCGTGGTGCTACTGAATACTGTAAGACAATCGACATCAGAAAGAATGGTCGAAGAGTTTGGTTTAAGAGATATCAATAATGGATAGCTGGCGTGAACTTCAAAAGAATTCGTATACCTCTTGGGTCAAGAAATATGAAACGGAGAAAAAGAAACGAATCGAAGCGGAAGAGAAGTACGAGAAACTTGTTGAAAGAATTAAAGCAACTGCTGTAGAGAATTACTACAACAAGTTACTAGCTGAAGAGGAATGGGATGAGGAGCGTATGGATATAATCGGACAGAATGGTAACACTGGCGACCATTATCAATACGAACTTTGGAATTACGCTTCTCCTGACAGACCTAAGGATGAAGACTAGAAGCTAGGAGGTTTGAATCCTTGTATAATGTTTAGCATGTTATCTGTTCCTTTCATAACATCAGATAGCATGCCTAAGCCTCCTTCCGAAATACCGCTTTGTTGCATTGCTTTATTAAGCATGCCTAATATTTCAAGTTGTTCATCTACAGGTTTAGTATCTAGAACTTTTCTCATAGGTTCATCTATACCTAAGCTTCTAACATAGTGTTCAACTAGATATTCTTTAGGTCCAATAGGTGACATAGTTCTATCTCCTAAGTCTGGTCCTACATCCATTTCTTGATAATATTGTCTTGCCATCTTAATCCTCCTTCATTGTTTGATAGCCTGCTCCACCTATGCCTACAGCTTTAAGTATTGCTTTGATTTGTTCTTGTTTTAATATCTCAGGGTCTACATAGTTCTTATCTCTAACAGCTTCTCTAATTCTTAGTTTATCAGCTGGTCCAGCAAAGTCATCCCAAGAAGATTCTTCTTTTTTCTTCTTTAATATTTTAGGATTAGTTTCCTCTTTCAGTACAGGTTTTCTTCCTGACCCTAAATTACCTAATTGTTTAGGGAACTCTCTTCTTAAATTAAAGTTAACTGGAGTAGTCATAGCTAATAATCTTTTAGGAATTAGGTTCTTAATAATAGGAAGCCATTCTAAAAAGTTATGTTCGTCAGACAATACACCAAATCCTTTTCCGTTTGGTTTCAACTTTAATAATATGTTGACACCTCCTTCAGTAATACCTACACCAGGTAAAGAAAAATCAATGTATACACCAGTGCTGTCTACTTCTTCAATTCTGAAGCTCATTTGTTTTTTTCCTCTTTTAGGTAGCGTCACTTGTTTCAACCTAGCAACTAACTCATCTACATTTTTAGGTAGTCCTTGAGCATAGACTTGTTCTACAATATACTTAAGTGGTGTTCTTCCGTTCTTATTTACTATATCAAGAGTATGGTCAGCTGCTCCTGTAGTCGCTCTCTTCATTATAAACTTATCATCCAGACCATATTGTAAAGGAACCCCAGCATCTATATTAAACTTAGTTCCCATCTTCTCATTTACTTTAGATAAAAGCTTATCTGTAAGTTTCTGGTCTTTCCACTTAGCCATAGTGAGTCTCTCGACTATATCAGCTTCTTCTTTAGTCATTACTTGTCCAGGAATAGTTTTGTTCTGAAACTTGACACCTCTTTGATAAAAACCAGGTTCAGTTATTTTTTTGTAGCCTCCATCTACAGATATTTTATCTACTAACTTACCTAAAATAGGACTTTTATTTCCTTCTCTAGCAGATTGTTCTGTATTATGTGATAGGTATAATGCTCTATTAGCAAACTCTTGTTCTTCTTTAATAGGTTTTTGTTTCTCAGGGTCTATTGCATTTTGTACATTTGCAGTTACATCTTTCTTTGCTTCTTTCTGCATAACTACAGGATTAACTCCTCCAGTTCTATACACTGCTGCATTATAAGGGTCTTGCATTTTTATAAAATTTTTAGCACCGTCTACAGCAGACTCCATAAGTCCATATGCTTTAGCTCCAGCCCCAACAACTTTACTTCCTACAGGTCCAACTACATCTCCTACTTTCTCTGCTACCTCTGTAGCTTTAGGTGAGGGACTATAATAGTTTCTTATTAAGTTTTCAAAACTAGAAGATAACATACCCCTAGCATCAGGAGTAGTTGCTGCTTTATAAACTTTATTTACGAGTGGCGTTAATAATGACATTAGTAACTCATTAGCTCCTTTATTTGTTCTTTAAATGGTACATTAGGTACAAACATTCTTTCAGCTGCTTTTGCGAAATCAAAGTTAAGTAAATCTTTACCTACATAAAAAGTATCTGATATAGTAGGACCAGCTATGTCTGAACCAATAGCTCCTGGACCTTCCTCTTGTACACCTTTCATAGTCTCAAAGAATAATCCCATGCCTCCAGCATTCTGTAATCCTCTGATAATCCAAGCCATCATCTCTCTGTTATGAGCATCATCCTCTTCTCTACCTGACATCCAGTTACGAATATCACCAGCAGTATTACCAGCCACACCAGCTGCAGTCAAGTATGCAATAGCAGGTACTGGGTTCTTCTCAATCAACAGTGGGTCTAGAACTCTACGCTTGATGAATCTAGATTGAAAGAACATAAAGGATTTGAACTTAGTAAATAATTTACCATAAGGTCCATGCCACTTAGTAGGTAGATTAAATGATTCACCAGAGAAGTTGACATCCTTATTCATATTGTATACACCTATAGTGATATCGTTAGCTGTCAAATCTTTCTTAGACATAGCATTATTAATACCTAGATTTCTTAACTGCTTTTCTAATTTAATTGCTCTACGAGTACCGCCTTTACCTTTACTGATTAATCTCTGTAGTTGTGCGTGTAAATCTTGAATGTGTCCGTGTGCCATAATAGCAGCAGTTCTTCTGTTCCAAGCTTCAACTGGAATGAAACCAGTCTTCCTTAAGAATTGAGTAGGTTCATTCAACCATCTTAATGGTCCTTTAAATTCTTTCTCAATAATCCTAGCTTGTAGTCCTGATTCATTGACAATCCTAGCCATATCAATCTCACCTAATACACCAGACTTGTGTATGATATCTAATCTCTTAGGTGTAAGCTTAGGTGCCATAGCATTAAGCATAGACATAACAGCTCTAGCTGGTGCAGTAATGAAAGACTTAATGCCTCCACCTGACTGCATCATATTAGTGATACCATTAACAAAACCCTGAGTAGCATTAAGTACAGAAGCAAGACCTAGTTTGTCTACTGTCTGATAAGCATTAATTTTTGATATACCTCTAGACAATGCAGGCTTAGCAGCATTATCAGCTACTGTCTTAGACCTAGTGTCTTTAACTGTAGAAAAGTAAATCTCTTGTAGATTGTCAGCTATTCTACCTTTACCTTCTTTTCTTAATTGCTTAATCTTATCTACAACCTTCTCATCTTTAGCACCAAATCTACTAGCAAATTCATTACGCTTCAAGACATCATCGAAGTACATAGCCCATCTATCTTCAAATGGTGCCATGAATTGGTCTAGTAATGGCTCATACTTAGGTGGTACTTTAATCTTTCTACCCTTCTCTAAGTGAGCAGACCTTTCAACTGACATCTCTCTATCAGCTTTGTTTCTGAACATACTAGCAACAGCATTCTTATTGAACCTAGCATCAATTACTTCATCAGTAAGTTTTTTATTCTGTGTAATATTATCAATAATTTGTCTAGCTGCTTGAGGGTCTTTCTTCCATAACTTCATTAAGAAGTCAGAGAACTCTTGAGCACCTTTCTTAGTTACTAGATGTTGTGTGTTCCATACACGAGGAACATAGTTTGTATCTTTAATAAACTTCTTGTATTCATCTAAAGTAATAACTTTATTTCTTACAGCATTACGAAGTTGTTGTTTATGTATCTTCTCTAGTCTTTCGATTAACTCTCTTTGAGCTGGATTATAATTAGCTCTATCATTTCTGTTTCTCCATAGAGCATTTAAGTCTTCACCTAAATCATTCTTGTTAGCCTTGATAAAATCTTTAAGACCTCTAGTAATTCTACCTGAGTTAATAGTAGAAGTAGCCATAGCATCACTGATACCAGTAGCATACTTACGAAGACCAGACCTAACTAATACTGCATCAGTACCATATATCCAGTTAATACCATCACCTAAAGTTCTATTCAAGAAATCGAACATCTTCTGTCCATACTTCCTGAAAGGAATCTCTATCTCTTTATTATATTGAACAGCATACTCATCATCTAAAACTTTCTGTGCATTAGCAATAAGTTCATTAGGTGCCATAGTACCTTTAACATCTTCACCTTTAAAGAACGCAGCTTCACCTTTGCGTACCTCCATCCTATTTTTATGCTTAACACCTTCAGAGTTAACCCAAGCTTTAGCTTCGTCATTCCATTTCCATCCGCCTTCTCTTAAGAATTTAATCTCAGTTTCTACATCTTTCTTAGACCAGCCAAGATTCTTAAGGAACTTATATAGTTTAACTTCGTTATCCATGTTGTCTCTTAACATAGACAAAGCTTCTTTATTGGTAAGATTATTATCTACCATCCATTTGTTCATAGAGTTATTTAGAGCAGTGCTACCACCAAACAATAATAATGATAGACCAGAACCCATACCGAATCCTATACCTGTTGATAGAGTTAATCTACCCCAGTCTGCCTTCTCTAAAAGACCAGCATCAATCATAGGTTTCTGTCTAAAGAACTCATCAAAACCTGTATATAGTCCAGCTACAGTTCCACCTTTACCAGCAGCTTTAGCACCTTCAGAAGTAGCTATCTTCTTAGCCCAATCTAGCAATCCTTTTTTACCTAACTGTCCTACTGTAGCCTGAACTGCAGGTTTAGCACCACCAAATAAAACATTAGTCGGGTCAGTAACTAATCCACCTACAATATCAGCAGTCTGAGATAACGCAGGTCTACTACCTTCACCAGTAGCTGCTACCTTTTCATACGATAGTAATTGAAATGCTAAGTCTTTCTTCTGTTGCTCTGTCATTAAGTCACTATCTAATACATCAGCACCTAACTTAGTAATGTTAACTAATCTTTGTGCTCCGTCTCTCATGAACTGGTCGAGTAGTACTTGAGGTTTTCTTACATTACCTTCTAAGTCATGAGCACCATAGGTTCTATATAGAGATTCTATAAGAGGTCTATTATATTGAAGAGTATCATATCTCCATTCAGCTTCTCTATTATTAACTATGTCTTGATAAGGATTATCACATTGACCACCTAAACAATTATAGACATCATCGTAATACTGCATAGCATTTCTTTTGTTTATCTCTACTTGTTTACCTTCATCAGTATTTAATGTATCTTTGATAGAGTTATATCTCTCGGTCTCTAACTGAGAAAGATAATCTTTAGGTTTGAATTTAAAGTTTAAGTCTTCTCTTTCTTGGTCTGATAAGAATTGTCCTTCAAACTCACCAGTATCATATGGGTCTAGTTGCTGAAACTTCAGCATCATTTCAGCAGTGTCAGAAGTTAAAGCATCATCAGCTTTAGAGACTAGATAGCTGGTACCTGTTGGGTCGTATCCTTCGATACCTATCTCTGATACGCCTAACGGGTCTTTCTCTGTCTCATCTTGTTGATTGAGATAGACTGGAATAGGTCCTAACATAGAACTCCTTAATTAAATGGCTTACTTAAATCAAAGTTTGGAACAAAGCCACTACTATTATTTATATTACTCTTAGGTGCTTGAGTTGTAGAGGCAGAACCTGCAGGAGCATATCCTTTATTAGGGTCTATTCTTCCTTCTAGTATTTCCCTAATTACAAACGCAGGGTCTTGTTTAAATGCTTTAGAATAACCAGCAACAAAGTCAGCAAGATTATCTTCATTGTTCCAATAGTCATAATTAGCTATTTTTGGAAGAGTTTTTCCACCAAAGAAACTATCGAATCCTGGAAACTTAATCATCTCATCAGCTTTATCTGCGACTGAAGAACGATAAGCATCGGTTACAGTAGCTCCTATTTTTTCTTGGTAGCTTCTTAAATCTTGTTTTAATCCTTTATATCTATCAGTACCAGTTAATCCTTGAGCATCTAAAATTTTAAGAACTTTAACTGCACTATCATAATCAGTAGGTGTTCCTACTAATCCTACTAATTGATTAGCTCTTTCTTCTTGAGTTTCTTTATCAATTAACTGCTTAGTCCTTATATCAGACATAGATAATTGTTTCTTATCGAACAACTTAATAGCTGCTTCAGAATCTTTTAACCACTTAGCTGCTTTCATTGGGTCTTGTTTCATAAGAGTATTGAAAGTATTTTGGATAGACTCTTTACTGCTGAAGTCAGTATTAGACATCAATGTATTCATTTTTGACTCAGGAGATTCATAACCAAAAGTCTCTTTTATGAACGGGTCAAACAACCCTTTCTTAAATTCACCTACCTGCTTCTTTAATAAAGCATCTGTCTTCATAAACTCAGGAATATATTGTCCTTGTGTCATCATAGTTTGTGCCATTTTAATCTCCTAAACTATATTAAAGCTTTGAAAATACTTGTGAAAGGATTATAATTAGAAGCCGCTATATAAGTAGGCTGGAACTGAGGTGAACCTTGTAAAGCTTTATACTGTCCTGTTAACATATTCATTTGGTCTTTAACATTCTGTGCGTCAAGAGCACTAGCATAGTTATAGATATCTCCATAAGCTTTAGATGTCATATCAGTAAGTAATCCTCCTTGATAATTACCTACAGTAGAAGCACCTATAGGGGTACCTCTTCTTCTAGCAGACATGAAAGCTCTATCAGTAATTCTATCTAGCATAGGCTGTATTTCTTCCTGCATATTTCTTCGGATTCTAGCTTGTGCTAAAGCTCTCTTTTGTGGGTCCATCATATCTCTATACTTCTGTTGCTGTTCAGCTGAGAGACTCATCAAAGGTTGTTGAGAAGCCGTATAGTCTTTAGCTTCTTGTCTGCCAGTATATGCAGTTCCTAATGCTCTAGCTGCTGGATATAGATATTTACCATAACTGTTTACGAAATCTCCTACTCCTCCTAAACCTAAATCAGCAAACATACTAGCACCTTGAGTCATAGGATAAGGAGCACCTACATCTTTTACTAACAGAGCTGCATCGTTCATATAACTACTTAAATCAGGAGAACTACTAAACAATCCACCTACATTAGGAACACTAACATCAGGCAAATCAAAACTTGAAACCGCTTCTACAGCAGGTTTAAAGAAGTCTCCTACATCTCCTATTACATTCGTTACTGTATCTACTAAACTATTCCATAAAGACATTATCTTTTCTCCTTACCAATCAAATCCAAAGTCGCTAGAAAAGTCTGATTCAGACCATCCTCCGTCTCCACCATAATTATCTGCACTGTAATCACTAGCTCCTATACTAGAGGCTGAATCAGCACCATTATCAAAACCACCGTTACTGTCATCAACACCATCTGAATTCCAATCATAATCTGAACTATGATAGACTACTCCTCCACCAGGAGTCCAGCTTTCGTCTCCCTCTTGTCCAAAAGGAAGACCTTGGTCTACTGCTTCTTCTAAAGTATCTGGAGATGGAGCTTCAACACCAATACCATCTATAGTTCCATAACTATAATTAGGTGCACCTTCCTCATCATAAATTGTACTTAACATGCCAGAATCAAACATCTTAGAATAATCCAATTCCCCTGTTTCTTGATTAACAAAAGGATTAGGCTGTGTAGAAGGGAATGCTTTAGAAAGAGCAGAAAATAAATTAAAAACTAGCCCTACTTTACCAGGTAAGAAACTTGTTATTAAACTTTTTTGTATTTCGCTAGGAGTTATATTTAAAAAATCATAACCTGAAAAATCTTTGTCTGTACCAAAAAGATTATTAAGATTTATACCTTCACTAGAGATAATGTTCTGGTCTTCAAACAATCCTCCAATTTTATCTGTTAGATTCTCTATTCCAAAGACACTACCTAATGCATCAAAATCAAAATCACCAGTTACTGGATTACTTAAATCATCATCCGAAGATGAGCTATAGTCTGTACCAAATACACTTTCAGGTCCAGCTAAAGGTTGTTCTGGATTGACAGGAGTAACAGGACTAATAGGACTAATAGGACTAATAGGACTAATAGGAAAAGTTCCATCTCCTAAGTCTGGAACCCAAGGCATATTATAACCACCATAGTTATTTCCTTGATTTGTTCCTCCGATATTACTTAGAGCTTCAAAAGGACTTCTTCCTAGTACAGCTTCAGATAGAGGTTGATTACCAGCACTAGGTTCATATATTCTAGATACCTTAGGATTTGCAAACTGTTCTGCTAAACCTAAATCTGAGGAAAAGAAACCCATTTAGTTCTCCTTATGCGAATGTTGCGTTCTTAGTTGTACAATACATAGCAGCACCATCAGAGACACAGTCTAATAATGTAACACCACCTTGATTAATTGCTATAGTTCCTGACTCACCAGGAAATACAAAATCAGATGAGAATGTCATTGCATTACTATCTGGATTATCAATTAAGAATTTAGCTGTAACACCTGAAGTCATATTAGATACAGATAATTCATAGCCATCTGATGTAGCAGTAACAATAAATACATTAGTGTTAAGTAAGTTAGCTGTCTGGTCTGCAGTCATAGAGATATCTTCGCCAGCTGTAGGATGTGCTTTAGTAAATGTTTGAGCATCACCTAGTGTAGCAATAGTTTCTCCATCGATAGTAGCAGTTTCACCACTTACAGTTAATTCATTACATGTAAAGTTTTCTGATGAATCTCCGTTCACATCTGCTTTAGAATTTACTGCTGTTCTTACGGCTACAAACTCTGTATTAAAGTCTGCACCAGAAATAACTTTAGCTGCGGATGAATCAGGTAGTGCATCTTTTCCAGCCCAGTCTACGCTTATAGTATAATTTGACATTAGTACATTTTCCCTTGTTTATAAAATAATGTTAATGATTGTAATGCTGTTCTATGTCCATTAGTAACACCATCCATCTCTAGCCTTAAGTATTTAGCTGCACCGTTTAATTGTACACCTACTTCTTTTAGTCCGTATATAGGAGCAAACTTAGCTGTACCAAACAATGAATTAGATTCTCCCCATTTATATGCAGTACCACCTAAAGGTGCATTGACTGTAAATGTTTGCTGAGTAGAAGGACTTAATTCAAAATCTCTAAATGCTTTAAGACCTACGTTAGTTCCACTACCACCAGATACAACCATAATAAGTTTCTTTAAGATAGAAGATACAAAGCCTTGACCTAAGTCTAATACTGCTGTAGAAAAAGAACCTGTGTATGGTGTCTCTGTATATACTCCATCCTCATAAGTTACTTCATAATAGCCTTCATATGTACAGATATGTCCACTTTCCTCACCAAATAATAAACCATAAGTATCTGAATAAGTAAATGATACAGGTTGTCTATCACCATCAAAATTCCATTTAGTTACTCGGTAAGTATCTCTGTCTGTCTTGAATGTAATATCGAATACATAAGTTACATTTAAGTCAGTAAAAGATAATAAATATAGACCTTCATCTGATACATATACTGACCTTACATCTTGACTATTTCTTGTATTATTAATTATCTCATCTTTAACTGTAACTGATATTTCTGTAAGAGGTAGTTTATCAAACTGTGCTGTTCTATTTAAAGAACGAATTCCAGTATCAGATAAAAAGAACAAGTCATCGCCTATTGCTTGAACTGAATCTCTAAATGTACATCCTATTCCTTTAATGACTTCATCTAGTTCTATATCAGTAACATCCCAAGGATTATTATATATAGCTATGTTTTGTTTACCAAAGATAACTAACTTACCACCGAAGGAATTAATAGATACAATTTCATCATTACCCCATACATATTTAAGGTCTATGTATCCAGAATCACCATTGTTGAATGCTACTGGGTTTTCACCTTCAGAGTAGTATAGAACTGTGTTATCTTCGCTGACTCCTCCTACCCATAATCTTCCGTACTCACCTAATGCAGTAGAAGGGTCAAATGTAGTAACACCAACTGGAGCAGAATAATCAGATTCATCAGACATTAAACCCCAAGAACCTCCAGATAATAACTGAACATCTTCTTCTGCTTGTACAGCTACTAATCCTAAATCTGTACCAGTAAACTGCCAGTGGTCATTTGAAGCTCCAGTATCATAAGCATTAGTATATACATATAGATAACCTGAACCATCTGTATTAGTAAAGTCTACTTCATAGATGTATTCTCCAGCTGCAGCCCATATAGTTCCATCAGCTTTATTCTCATATAAAGAACCTATGTGGTTACCATTAGTTTCTGCGTTAGTCTTTTGATATAATCCTTTTCTGAATGTAACCCTGTTACCTTCTGTATATACAATATTATCTGCTTTAGTAAACCAGTTAGGTCCTAATGCAGTAGGGTGCTTCTGAGTATCTAGACCATTGACACCAATAGTATCTAGTACAGTAGCTTTTAATCCTTTACCTTGTAACATAGTACCAGTCTCTCTCGTATTCAAAGTTACCAGCGTCTAACTGTACTGTTTGATTAAGTACATCTCTTGCCTCAGCAGCTACAGCACTATATTGTGTTCCTCCATCTTCACCTCTCTCAGATATTGCTCTAGCCCAAGCACCTAAGATAACTGGTTGTGATGGAACTCTAAGTATCTGAGCAGCCTCTGTTAATTCTTTTTGTGCACCTACAATGTTTACTGCTACATATTGATTAGCTTCATTAGCTGAAGGTATAGGATAGAAATCTATATTAGCATCTGGTTCTCTACCAGTAGCTGCTTGTGATATACCATTAAGTGCATAATATCTAGGAGCTCCAGTCTCTACATTAGCTGTAGGAAACATCTTATCATTTAACCAATCATTATTAACTTGTTCTAATTGTTCACCAGTAGCTTTGTTCCTTACATCTAATATCTTGAATGAAGTACCAGCACCTCTAGTAGCATCACCTAGTGTATACTGCATATTACCATTTCTTAGTTTTACATTAAATGTCTCTCTTAATGCATTCCAATCATGATAAGATTCTACATTCTTCTTAGAGTCATTAACTAACTCACATACTAATTTCTGATAAGGTGTCAGTGTAGATGAAGTTAAATAACTACCTGACCAATCAGACTCGATAGTATCTTCTCTTAATCTAAGTAGTACACTGTTAACTAATTCTCTGAAAGTCATCGCCTACTCCTAGTACGCTTTCTTAGCCTTTGTCGATTTACTCTTCTTCATTCCACCCATACATCTGCCTTTTGCTTTACACATTGCTTTAGTCTTACAACTAGCACATGGTTTAAAACCTTTACCTTTCTTCATCATTTCTTTTTCTTCCTTTTTAATGGTGATACTCTTCTAGGTTTACCTGCTGGTTGACCTAGTCTTTTCTTTTGAGATATACGCTTACGCTTTTCAGCAGCAGTCATTTCACTCAAAGTCTTTGGTGTTTTAGAAGATACACGCTTCTTAGGTCTACAATAAGGTGTACCTCTTTTCTCGCCTTTCTTTCTACCACAAGGTTTACCAGTTCTAGCATCAGTCCATTCTTCTTTAAACCAACGCTTTAGTGCTGCACCTTTCTTACTTTTTCTTACTGCCATTTCTTTTTATTTTACTTTTAGTTCCATACTTAGCAGCTCCCATCTTTCTACATTTGGCTATAGCACCAGATGCATAAGCAGACGGAAATACTTTATATCTTGCTTTTACTTTTTTATAACATGCATCTTTCATTACCATTTCACCTTATCTGCCCAGTATGCTGCTGACATTTTACCTTTAGAAATGTTTTTAGCGTGTCTGGCTTTAAATGATTTTCTTTTTGCTTTCATTCTAGCTGACTCACCTGCTTTAGGTTTGCCTGCTGTCTTAGCACCTTTTTGTCCAAATCTAATAGTCTTTACTTTATCACCTTCTTTAGCAACTACTATATGAGATTTCTTAGGATGGTTAGGTGTACGCTTAGGTTTGTTATAACCTGATACTCCTGCCCTTGCTAATCTACTGTCTTTTTTTGCTGGCATAAATCTCCTTACCTTTATCGTATATTGTTGCTAGTGCCATAGCACCTAATCCTGTAACTACTGCTTCTAATGGGAAATGTTCTGCATGTACAAAAAAGTCTGCAATCATTGTAAACAAACCAGTTAAGTAAATACCTAACCATTTATTACCATCTTTATATAGACTTGCTACTACCATAGCTAATCCAGTCAATAGTCCTGTCTTACTTGCTACTATAGCGTGATTGAATGTTAATACAGTTACATCCCCTTGTACCATAGCTAGCATACAAGCAGACCAAGCCTGTGCAAATCTTTCTACTAATATAGTTAATTTAGTCTTTAAGTCTTTCAATTCTTATCTCTATCTTTTGTACTTCAAACTTTAATTCTTTTACTCTTTCCTCTAACTGGTCTATAGTTAGTGCATTAACTCTAGTCAATGCTTCTAGTTTACCTCTAGCTAGTGCATTCTCTGGTGATGGTCTAATCTGTAAATCTTCAGTAACAAGTAATTTCATAGCTTGATTTATTCTTACTATGTCATTATTAGCTTGATACATTTCAGAACCTAAGAATGCTAAGAAAGCAAAACCTAGACCTATTACACCGTTTAGTATTTGTTTATTCATCTTGGTTTACCTACTTGAGCTCCCACATAAAACTCAATAATCATACTAGCCCAAGCAAATACTTCGTCATATTTAACCATTCCATCTACAGTAATGTATGTAGTTGTATCACTTGTAATATCAAAACCTAAAAAAGATACGCCTTTTTCAATGACAGGTATTACAGTCTGAACATCAAACAATACTGGGGCTAATACATATATAACTATAAGTGCTAAGACTGTAGTAAATATTAGTCTTCTCGTAAATGCTGCAGCAGGTGTTTCTATTTGTGCTGCTTGTCTAGCTTGTTGTATTCCTTTATTACGAGCAGACATTGCTTCTATCATTAGCTTTTGTTGCTCTGACTTCTGACCCATATTAACTGCAACTAACTTAGCTACAAAACCAGTTAAAATAGGTAACATATTTGTAATTAATTCAATCATACGCACATATACCAAGTGTAATAATAAATTGTCCAGCAGTCATAATACAGCACTAATTCTTTTCTCTTAATGTTTTCCATATTTGGTCTATAAGTTTACGCTGTTCTTTTAACTCATCTTTCATTTCGTGTATGTCTAAAGCATAGTCTTGCTTAAGTAGATATTCTTTAGGCAAATTATTTACAGTCTTTTGAATCTCTTTTACATCTGATGATAGTTGTGCTAAGAAATACCCAAGCATTCCTACAATTACAGCTAAACCAAATATAAAGAGTTCATTCATAATTAATCCTCAGTCAGAGATACAAATGCAGGGTCTGTTTCTGCTAGTGGGTCTGTTGCATCAAAGTGTATACACTTATCTATGCTTCTAGTAAATGATTCTGTTTCAGGACCATAAGTTTCAGTACCATCATCAGCAGTATGTTTTACTTTTCTAACTTCTGTGTAACTAGCATTCTCATAACCAATAACATCGTCAATAGTTGTTAGTGCATTAATCTCAGTTTCTTTAGTATTGCCTTCTGTTCTGATTGCAGTTCTGTATGTTGCTACATCACTAGGTACTGCTGTGCCTCCATCAGTTGCTCTGATTACCATCCAATCTGTTTGTGATAATCTAGCACCAACTTGTGCTTTGACTTTACGAACCATATTCTTTTTAAGTTCAGAAACATCTTTAGGATTGTCTGTAGTATTCCAATAGTATCTT